TCGGGCAATACAACCAATGGATATTTGGGTGATATTTATAACGATGCAGTCTCGGATGTTAAGTATGCCTTCTCTCAATATAAGTTTATTAATAGTAAAGATTTAATCAATAGAATTTGTAAGCAGATTTTAAGCTGGGTTTTTATTGGTGGTGATGGAAAGTTTAAGATTAAAACTTTAAGGCGGACTGGAGATTATTCGAGTGCTGATAAGACCATAGATTTCAATGATATGGATTTAAAATCCATTTCCAGAACGTCTTTAGGTGGTGTGAGAAACGACATTACAATCAATTATAATCAGGACTATGGACAGAATCAATTTATATCAAGCGTAAATGATACGGATGCCACTTCGCAAGGCACAACGGTTAGCGGTGTAAGTCAGGCTTTAAAATTAGAACTCGATGCCGACACGTTAGATTCAACCACTGCAACGCAATTAGCAGATGCTTATAAGACTATTTTCAAAGACCGAAAAGTCATATTAGACTTTGAATGTAAACGACCAACATATAACGATTTAGAAATTGGGGACATTGTTACATTTTCAAACTGGGATTCAACCATAAAATTATACGGTACAGCAATGGGGACAGATTATTATTTAATAACAAGTATTTCAAAAAAACCGAAGAGTTGTTCGGTGAAGGCGATTAAGGTAAGCTAATGGCAAAAAGTTTTTATTACGATTCAATATCTTTAAACTCTGCTTCAACGGCAGGGGATAGATACATTAATAGTTCAGGTACATGGTATCTTGATGAAATTAATCCTCCGTCATCGTCTAATGAATCAAGATTAAATGATATGAGTATAGGTTCGGGGGCTTCGTATACTGCTGGGGCGGCTGAATCAGGGACATATAAAGCTGGTATAAGATTAGATAGCGGTTCAGACCAGAATGTTGATTTTGTTTCATTTTATCTATCCAGTACACTGTCTGGTCTTACGGTAAAATTATATGGTTCTGATAATGCAAGCTCTTCTTATACCGAACTCGCCTCGAAAGCAGATCCCGGCACTGGGTGGCACGTTGTTACTTTTTCACAAGTGAGTAAAAGATATTTTGTATTGCAGATTGAAGATGCATCTACATTTTCGAGTAAAGAAATTGCAGAAGTAATAATCGGCACAAAATACGACTTCGATGTAAACTTTGATTTAAATAATAAAATCGGTGAGGAATTTGGCACAGATGTTATGACTTCTTACGGCGGTAATGAGTACGCCAATAAAAGACACGAGCCTAAAACTACGTGGTCATGGAATTGGTCTTATCTATCAAGCAGTCAAAAAACCTCTCTCGATAGTTTAAATAGTAATGTTCAGGATTATAAAAAGTTTGTTTATTATGATGAGACAAATTATCATTATGTTAGAATGGTCAAACCTTTGGATTTCACCGAAGTTGCCCCAAGCGTTTATTCGACCTCTATGACCTTGAGAGAGCAACTTGCATAGGTAGGCATCAATAATTCCTTTTATCGCCTTATTGCCCCCTTTACGGGCTAAATAAGGCTATTCTGTGGGTCAGGTACAACCACATTTAGTTCTATTGCTGACCATCTTATTAATCTTTCAATAAAATCACTAAATTCTTTCTTCTCAAGTTCCTTTGTGGATTTAATGTCGAACTTGGTTTTTATTGCAAGGTGCATTTCCTGACTGGTATACCCGAGTTCTTCCGCAAGTAAGTCCACAATTCTCCAATAGTATGAGTTTTGCTGTGATGATCTCACACCTGTTGGTTTAAGTTCAAGATAATACTCCCCATCTTCTATATTGAGTTCGGGGAGAATTAATTTGCCGTTCTCTACTCTACATGGCAATCTGGACATATTTTTTCTTTCCATAATTTTTTATCCTTTGAAATCCATATCCGTCCTTCAAACATTTCCCACTTACATTCACACTTCGGACACCAACTTATGTCTTGGTCAGCCCTCACTTCGTCGTATTTATGGTTTTCACGCAGTCTTTTCTCTATGTTTCTATTATCCAAGGCATCAATCACCCACTGAATTGAGTCATTTTCGTTCCACTTGTTCTTCAATTATTCCTCCAAGTAATAATAAGTAATTCCGTGCATCCATAATTCTACCCATGATGGGTTCATCGCTTGATTCTGTGCCGTGTAGGACATAATTTCTTATAGAATCCATATGTTTTAAGAGATAAACCATTGCCACTTCTTCTGGAGCGGATTTCATTCTATCAGCAATAGATTTAAAGTTTTTAAATTTATCCTCATCGCTAACAGTGTATTCCTCCCCCTTTGTGAGCATGATTCTATTTTCTTCCTCTTGGACAGATTCAGCCCACTTGATAAAGTCTTTAACCTTCATTAATCCCCCAAAATTGTTTTATAAATTTGGCAATTCTATTTAAAATGCCAAAAACTACAATAATCGAAAAGAAAAACAACCCAAGACCTATAATGAACTTCCATCCAAATATTATCATGTGTATTATATCTTCCATCATTCATCCCCTTTCAATGCTTCGATTAATAGCTTTACTGAGCCTACGGTTTTGCAGATTGGTTTATCAACATATTCAATCCCACAAACATAAGGGACAGCATAATTAGGGTCTCTTTTTGCAACTAAATAATTATCGTCAGCATATTCATATTGCCAGTATTCCATACCCTTTATTCCTTTTTTCTCAAACCCCAACTCCTTCAATGTTTCTTCTGTAAGGGGTCTATCATCCTTAACAGGCTCACCCATATACATTTTGTCTGTTATTTGTTCAGTCATTTTATTTCTCCTTTTCCAATCGACACAATTTTAGCTTTGCAATCAAAATACCAATAATCACCCTTGATTGCATAAACAGTTCCACATTCTTTACATGAAAGTTCTTTTTCATCCTCAAGATCACAATATTTGTCTGTGCGTGCATAGCTATCCTTACAAACAGGGCAATTAATATGATTATGTATAACCTCATCACAACGCTCACAGCATATTTCAGAAATAACTTCAAGCATCACTTCTTCACCAACAATAAACCCAGTTTTCATTTTATTCATTCCTTGCCCATGCTCCACAAGCACATTCATTTTCTATGAGTGCGTTGCATAAACATTTTTTATTCTGATAATCAGCCCATTCTTCAATGGTTAATGTTTCAGGTTCAATTAACATCCATTCTTCTTTTTTTCTCAATTCCCTGCCATCAAAAGACCTATGAACAATTAATTCGCTATCAATATTAGGTTCGCATGAACAATATCTCCCTTGATGCTTGCCTAAATCTTTTGTGGGGATTATTTCAATCATGACTTAATAAAATACCTTTCAGGTAAATCTTCAATCCATTCACCGTCTCCGCCAGTAAATGATAATAGTCTAATACCCGCAACTTCACTTTCTTCGTCTGTATCATCTAAAACATAAACAGGCAAATCACCGTATTTTTTAATATTTTCTTTAAGTTTTTCAATTATCTCTGATGCTTTCATTTTATTTCTCCTTTATTCTTCGTTTAAATATCTTGAATATTTTCCTGCCATTTTCCAATTCTTTGACTTTATTTTTAGCCAATGTTTCTGTTGCGAATAAACCTATGCTTCTTTCTTCTATTCTGTAATTTCCTTCCATTCTGTAATCACTCGATGTACTAACATCCCACCACTCCACAATTTCAAAACAAAACTCGTTTTTCATTTTATTTCTCCCCTTCCAATACTTCTTTTGCTTTAGCAATACATCCTTCTAATGTTTTAGCGTGAATGGCTATATTAAATAGACGGTTGCCTTGTTTATAGCTTCTTAATTCCCAATGATCATAATAGTATGTAATACTCAGACTATCATCTACCATTTTGTTTAATTGCTCTAATTCGCTTGTAATAATTTCTTCACTCATTGTGTTTTCTCCCATCTGTATTTTAATTTTGAGTTGACTGGTTGCCATACTCTTCCTTTTCCCCTATTAGTCCACCCCTTTCCTTCTTTAACAGGTTTAGTTGTACCTGCTTTTTTCCAACCCACAGCTCTCATACTTGCCCCAGATTCTTCAGCAAGGGTGTATGTAATAATTTTTTTACCCCCCATTGTTTGCCAAATTCTCCACACTTTACTATATAAAAAAGAACAAGCATTTTTTGGAGCTGGGTCTTTTATACAAAGGCGTAAAATTTCAACTGTATATTTTTCATCCATATGTCTTGAAATTGCACGACCAACTATTGCAACACCTACTAATTCATCTTGGTACATTAAACCTGTACTCCATTTATGCCCTGCTGTTTTTTTATTATGTCTATGATGTGTAGTCACAAACTCATTTGCTTCTTTTAGGGATAGAGGGACAATTTTAAATTCTTTAGCCATAGTTTTCCTTTTAGTATTTTAAACATATTATGTCAACTTTATTTCTTTTACCACGTCGATAATTTCTTGCAATTCAGTATCAAGAAGTGATTTTCCTGTAAGTTCTGCTATTTTCTCAAATAGTGGGTAGTAATATGATTCATTCATTTTATTTCGCCTTTAACTCTAATGTTAAATCGTTATCTGTAAGTATATTGCTATACTCTTGTTTATTCAATACATCATCAAACTTGAAATGCAGTCCAATATCCGCTAATGCGTCAGATAAGTGATTCCCTTCTCTTATTTCAGGTTCATCAATTTCCAAATCTTGGCAGGGAATATTTGTAATAACCCCTAAAATCGAACCAATAATGCTTCTTGGGTAGAATTTCACTCCAACAACCTTATAGAAAGACCCATCATAGTGCACTGTCATGCCGGAATTCCAATGTGTATTGTCAAATTGTTCTATATTCATTTTATTGCTCCTTTTTTAGTAAAAAAACTGGACATTTTTCATCCTTTTTATTGACGGTATCATAAATTTTGCCCCATACGCTTCTTA